TCCTGAGAAATACAGGGACAAAAGTTTAGACGACATTGTGAGGATGCACCAAGAGGCTGAAAAGCTAATTGGAAAGCAAGCACAAGAAGTTGGCGAGGTCAGAAAGTTAGCCGATGAACTTATCAAGCAGAACCTTGGTTCACGACAACAAACTAGACAGGAAGAGCCTGAAGTAGATTTCTTTGAGAATCCGCAGAAGGCAGTTCAAAGGACTGTTGATAATCACCCTGACATCCTAGCGGCACGTCAAGTAACGCTAGAAATGAAAAGGGCGCAAATTCAGCAAAGGTTAGCGCAAGAACATCCCGACTTTGGCGAAATTGCTAAAGATCAGGACTTTGCAAATTGGGTGAAGTCTAGCCCTGTTCGCATTAAGATTTTTGAGCAAGCCGATTCTGGATATGATTTTGACTCAGCCAATGAATTGCTATCTACCTATAAACAGCTACGCTCTGTTAAACAGAAGCAATCAAGTGATGAGGGCGAGGTAACTCGCAAGCAGAACTTAAAGGCAGTAGGTGTTGATGTAGGTGGTTCTGGTGAATCATCAAAGAAGGTATACAGAAGGGCTGACCTTATTCGGCTCAAAATGCAAGACCCAAATCGATATGACGCTTTAAGTGATGAAATCATGCAAGCCTATCAAGAGGGTCGGGTTCGTTAAACTTTAGGAGATTTAATCATGGCATATCCAACACCAGCGGTAACAGTAACCACCGCAGAAAAGTTCATTCCAGAAATCTGGTCTGACGAAATCGTAGCCGCTTACAAGAAAAACCTTGTTTTGGCTAACATCGTAATGAAGATGAACTTCAAGGGCAAGAAAGGTGACACTGTTCACATTCCAGCTCCTACACGTGGTTCAGCTACAGCTAAAGCGGCATCTACTGCCGTTACATTGATTGCCGACACTGAGACAGAAGTTCTGGTTAGCATTAACCAGCACTTTGAGTATTCACGTTTCATTGAGGACATCGTTGAAGCACAAGCCCTGAACAGCTTGCGCCAGTTCTACACTGCTGACGCTGGCTATGCGCTTGCCAAGCAAGTAGACACTAGCTTGATCCAATTGGGTCGTGCATTCAATGGTGCTACTGTCGGTACTAACGACTATGCGACAAGCAATACATCCACCAAAGCCTTCGTTGGCGGTGATGGTACTACTGTTTATAACAGCACATCTTCCAATGCTTCTGCATTGACTGACGCTGCTATTCGTCGCACTATTCAGCGTTTGGATGACAACGACACTCCTATGGATGGTCGCTTCTTTATCATTCCTCCTTCAAGCCGCAATACGTTGATGGGTCTTTCCCGTTACACAGAACAGGCTTTTATTGGTAATGGTAATGCCATCCGCAATGGTGAAATCGGTCAACTGTATGGCATCCCCGTGTTCACAACAAGCAATGCTGACACTGCTGCTGGTAACTCTACAACAGATCGTATCTGCTTGATGGGTCACAAGGACTCTATGGTCTTGGTTGAGCAAATGGGCATTCGCTCACAAACTCAGTACAAACAAGACTACTTGGCTACCCTGTTCACATCTGACACACTTTATGGTGTGAAAGCAATGCGTACAGCCGCCACAACTGGTGCAGCTTTGTCTTCTAGCGCATTTGCGTTAGCAGTTCCAGCCTAATAGTTGCCTTTTCCCCTCGCCTTAATCGGTGGGGGGGATTTTTTACATCAAGGAGATTTATTATGGCAGCAGCAACAGCAGTCGTTTCCCGTAGGGGCAATGACCAGTTCCGTGGTTTGTTTGCAGACACTTGGGAAGTTACTTGTACTCTAAATACCGCATCAATTGCTACTACTGCAACTGATACAGATACAGTTACAGTTCCAGGCGTTGCTTTGGGCGATATGGTTATCGGTATGTCTATTGGCGTTTCTGAGGCAGGTTTGGTTCGTAGAGCCTATGTTTCAGCCGCTAATACAGTTACTATCGTGTCTTACAACCCTACAGGCAGTTCTGTAGACTTGGCATCAACTACATTGACCTTGATTATTGGTCGTGCAGTTTAATTAAAGGGGGCTAATACCCCCCTTTTTTTGGAGTTTTTATGGCTACTTTTCGTTGTTTAAAGTCGGGAAACACAGTTACTTTCACCTATCAGCATGATATTGATAGCATGAAAGGTCACGAAGGATACGTCCTTGTTGAGGAAACTCCAAAGAAAGTTGAAGACAAACCTAAGGTTGGAAGACCAAAGAAAGAGGTTGAAAATGTCGGAAATTGATCCAAGAGAATTTGGCAAATTGGAAGCTCAAGTTGAGGCTCTTCAAGCAGAAGTTCACGCACTTCGCCAAGATATTAAAACGCTTTTAGAAATGGCAAACAAGTCTAAAGGTGGCTTTTTCGTTGGAATGGCAATCGCCTCTGTTGTTGGCGGTATCATTTCTTTCATTGCAACCAAGCTAGTTCGATAAGGATTTATATGCCACAAGTTGGAAACAAGAAATTCCCATACACAGAAAAAGGCGAGAAAGAAGCCAAAGAGTATGGCAAGAAGAAATCTATGCCCGTTACTGTAATGATTGCTATTGGTAAGCCTAAAGCTATGCCTACCCGTGGTGGTCGTACTGCTACTAACATGATGAAAAAATCTGGACGAGGTAAATAATGTCATCTTTAACTTCTCCCGTTACTCTTCTTAGCTCTGTTACTGCTACAGGTGCTTCTAAGGCTGTTCAGGTAGATGCTGGTATGCCAGCAATTCTGCACGTTACAGGCATTACAACTGCTACTGTTGCCCTTCAAGGTAGTCTTGATGGCACAACATTTAGCACTGTTGGCACTGCTTTAACGGCTGATGGCTTTGTTACTTTGGCTAATGCTCCTAAGTATTTAAGAGCCAATTGCACAGCGTATACATCTGGAACAATCATCGCAAAAATATTGTACTGATATGAAAACTAAAGCCCAAAAGAAAATCAGCAAAGTGATGACTGAGTTTGGCAAGGGTAAGTTGACTACCAATAAAAAGGTCGTCACTAACCCAAAACAGGCCATTGCTATTGCTTTATCCGAAGCGGGAATGGCTAAAAAGAAATGAAACAAGGTCTATACGCTAACATCAATGCCAAGCAAGAACGCATCAAAGCGGGTTCTAAGGAAAAGATGCGTAAGGTTGGTTCTAAAGGTGCTCCTACTGAGGCGGCATTTAAGGCTGCGGCTAAGACCGCAAAGAAGAAATGAAATCTCCTGCTTGGCAAACAAAAGAAGGAAAAAACCCCAAAGGGGGCTTGAATGCTAAAGGCAGAGCATCGTATAATGCAGAAACAGGTGGCAATTTAAAACCACCAGTCAAGTCGGGAGATAACCCTCGTAGGGCATCCTTTTTAGCACGAATGGGCAATATGCCTGGCGCTGAGATGAAAGATGGAAAGCCTACCCGACTTTTACTTTCTCTTAGAGCTTGGGGCGCAACGTCCAAGGAAGACGCTAAAGCTAAGGCTAAAGCGATCTCTAAGAGGAATATGAAGTGAGACCAGTATCTGTCGGAATTAACCCAACAGCGAATACGCTGACAACTGTTTATACAGTTCCTACGGGTTATTACGCCAAGTTTACTGTGATGTACATTCACAATACTGGTGGTTCGACTAAGCACATTACTGTTCAATGGTATGACGCAAGTGCTGCCACAACCTTGGATATTCTTACTAATTACGACTTTACATCTAAGCAATACCTTCAGTTTGATGGCAATGCTTATATCGTTTTAGAAGAAGGCGATAGAATTCAAATTACTACTCAAAGTGCAAGTACATTCAGTTTTATTGCCACATTTGAAGTATCAGGAGCGCAACGAACATGACCTACTTAGAACTTGTTAACGATGTGTTAGTTCGCTTGCGTGAAAGCACAGTATCTACTGTTGGCGAAACAACCTATTCTTCTTTGATTGGCAAGTTTGTCAATGATGCCAAGCGTCAGATTGAAGATTCCTATAATTGGAATGTCTTAGGACAAACAATTACAGTTACTACTGCTTCTGGTACAAGTTCTTATGCTTTGACAGGTGCAGGTCAGAAGTTCCGTATCAATGACGCTATTAACACTACCAGTGTTATTACTTTAGATAACACAACTGTTGCGGACATGAACCGCAAACTCAACTTTGGTACGCCTTCACAGTCTATCCCTTCAGAGTTCTGCTTTAGTGGTGTAGATGGCAATGGCGATACAAAGATTGATTTGTTCCCTGTTCCTAATGGCGTATATACATTAAAGTTTGATGTAACTGTTCCACAGGCTAATTTGTCTGCTGATGGCACTTCTGTGAAGGTCTTGGACTACTTGGTTGCTCAAAGTGCCTATGCAAGGGCTTTGATTGAGCGTGGTGAAGATGGTGGAACAAACTCTAATGAGGCTTATGCTTTGTTCAGAGGAATGCTGTCTGATGCTATTGCATTGGAAAGCACTCGTTATCCTGAAGACAACTTTGTGGCGGTCTAATGGCAGCACAACTTCAAAGTTACAGTCTCTCAGCACCAGGCTTTTATGGCCTGAATACTGAAGATTCTCCTCTTGATTTAGGGGCTGGCTTTGCTTTGGTTGCAACCAATTGCATCTTGGATCAATATGGTCGTATTGGTGCTAGAAAAGGTTGGTCAAGGGTTAACTCATCTTCTGGTGATTTGGGTGCTAACGATGTCGGTGTAATCCATGAATTAGTCCAGACTGATGGAACTCTTACAGTTCTGTTTGCTGGCAACAACAAGATATTCAAACTTGGTACTGCTAATGCGGTTACTGAGTTGACCTATGGTGGTGGCGGTACTGCTCCTACTATTACGGCATCTAACTGGCAAACTGCATCTTTAAATGGCATTGCTTACTTCTTTCAAACAGGTCACGATCCTTTGATTTATGACCCCGCTGTAAGTACCACAACTTATCGCAGAGTCTCAGAGAAGTCTGGCTATGTAGCTACAGTTCCTCAAGCCAACATTGCTATTTCAGCATTTGGTCGTTTGTGGGTTGCTAATACATCTACAGACAAAGTAACTGTTACCTTTTCTGATCTGATTGCAGGTCATGTATGGGGTGGTGGCACTTCAGGCTCATTAGATGTCTCCCGTGTGTGGCCTAATGGTGCAGATGAGGTCATGGGTTTAGCAGCACACAATGATTTCTTGTTTATCTTTGGTAAACGACAGATTCTTGTCTATTCTGGTGCTTCTACACCCGCATCTCTCGTTCTGAGCGACACAATTGGCTCTATTGGATGTATTGCTAGAGATACCATTCAAAGCGTTGGCTCTGATGTGATTTTCTTGTCGGATTCAGGTGTTCGTTCACTGATGAGGACAATCCAAGAGAAGTCTGCACCCCTTAGAGACTTGTCTAAGAATGTTCGTTTTGACCTAAATTCCTCTTTGGCAAGCGAAACATTGGCTAATTTGAAGTCTGTTTACTCAGAAAAAGAAGCCTTTTATCTACTTGTTTTACCTGCAACATTCCAAGTTTACTGTTTCGATACGAAGCAATCATTGCAAGATGGTGCATCTA